CGACCGTGCAGGCCGCCAGCGCGCAGATCAACGCCAACCTGACGGCCAACGGCATCACCACCGGGCAGCCAACGGTTGGCGCATCCAGCATCGCCCAGGCGCACGCGCTGGTCGCCACCAGCATCACAACGGGCCGACCCACCGTCGGATCTGCCGTCTGCGTCATCAACGTCGCGTTGACGGGTGTCAATATTTTGACGGGCAACCCGGTTGTCGGCAGCCTGTTCCTGAACGCCAGCCGCGCCCGTCAGGTGCATGTCGCCGACCCGTCGAACAATGTCGCGGTCTTTATGGACGGCTCCAACACGGCCACCATCGCCAAATACGGGCCAAACGCGGCAGAGGTCGTGACGACTGGGGAAAATTCCTGTATTGTTGCCGCGAACACACCAAACCACGTCGTCGTGACCCAACCCAACGAGGCCGCTTGATGTCATTTTACGTCAAACAGAACGACACCAGCCCAGCCATGTTGGCAACCCTGCAAGACGCTGACGGCGTGGCTGTGAGCCTCGTCGGCGCAACGGTTCGCTTTCACATGCGGACCCTCGGCGGCACGCAAACAAAGGTGGACGCGGCGGCAACGGTGGTCAACGCAGCCGCCGGCACAGTTAGATACTCTTGGATCGCCGCCGACACCAACACGGTCGGCTCATATCAGGCTGAATTTGAAGTCACCTATGCCGACGCCAGCGTCGAGACATTCCCGAATGACAGCTACATCGCTGTCGAAATCATCGACGACATCGCCTGACGGAGCCTGACATGGACGTTCTAGAATCTATCATGAAGTGGATCGTGGCCCCGGTGGCTGCCTTTGTCTGGCTCCTTCACGTCAAGCAGCAAAGCCACAGCACCGAGATCGAGGTTCTGAAGGCGCAGGCATCTGCAAACACAAAGGCGCATGACCTTGAGATGAAGAACCTGCAAATCCTGATCCAGAAGGTGTTCGACAAGCTGGACAAGATCGAGGAGAGCCTTCGCAAATGAAGATCAACCGAGCAACCGTCGATCTTGTCAAAGAGTTCGAGGGCTTCAGCGCGAAGGCCTATAAATGCCCTGCTGGCATCTGGACGATTGGCTATGGCACGACCGCCAACGCAGGCGTCGGCATCACGCCGAAAGAAGGCATGACGATCACGCGCAGCGATGCTGAGGGCTACCTGCACGGTGCCTTGGAAAAGTTCGCCGCGCAGATCGAAAAAGACATCACCGCCCCGATCAATGAAAACGAGTTCGGGGCCTTCGTTTCTCTGGCCTACAACATCGGGCCGGGTGCGTTTCGCAAATCATCCGCCCTGCGTCACTTCAATGAGGGCGACAAGGCAAAGGCGGCCAGCGCGCTCCTCCTGTGGAACAAAGCAGGCGGCAAGGTGCTGAAGGGCCTGACACGCCGACGTGAGGCCGAGCGCAAGCTATTCCTGACCCCGGTCGGCGGCGAGTTTGAGGGCCGCACCAATGTGGCTCAATCGACCACCATGCAGGCATCCGCCGTGCAGATCGCATCCGGCGCTGGCGCTGGCATTGCTGCTGTCGGCGCGCTGGATGGATCGGCTCAGATCGTCGCCCTGATGTTCGCGGGTGTCGTCGTGCTGGCGGCGTTGTGGATCATGCGTGAGCGTATCAAGAAGTGGTCGGAGGGGATCAGGTGATCTTCGCTCGCCTGAAGCTGTGGGCGATGGGGCTTGGCCTCGTCGTGGCCGCGCTGGCAGCAAGCTGGTTTGGCGGCAGAAAGTCGGCCCAGGCTGACGCCAAGCAAGAGGAGCTTGAAGGCTATGTCGAAACGCGAAAGCGCATGGACGAAATTGGCCGCATGTCTGATGCTGACGCTGCCCGTGACTGGCTGCGCGAGCGCGGTAAGCACTGATGCGATCTGCGCCGGGACCGAAGCGGCGCGGACGGAACATGCGGCGGCATTGGCGCACGATGGTGGGGATCTTTCGGTTGTCACGGGCGCGCATCTGATCCGCTTGGTTGACGCGGGCTGCGGCCATGACACCTAGACAGCAAGAGGCCGTCGCGGCGTTCAAGCGCACGGGCAACGTGGCTGAGGCTGCGCGTGAGATTGGCATAAATCGGCGCGACATGCAGAGGATGTTAAACCGCGCCGGGTTCACGTCGGATGTCCGGGAAGATTACCGGGTAGACCCAGCCATCGCTGACAGCATGGCAGCGGTCGGGACAAACATGGTACCGTCGCTGGCATGGGTGAAGGTTCCTGCCAAAGACGATGAGCCGGGTTACTCCGTGATGCTGCGGCCCGATGGCGAGCCACCAGAGGCCGTCGCAGAGCGCATAAGAGAGGCTCTGGAGGGCATGGTGCCTGCGGAGCCTGTGGTGGCCCCAGAAACCGTCATGGCCGATCTGTGCGCCGTATATCCGCTCATGGACGCCCACGTTGGTATGATGGCTTGGGGCCGCGAAACAGGCGCGCAGGACTATGACCTCGGCCACGCGGCCAAAGACATGCGGCACGCCTTCGCTAAGGTGCTGGCGCTGACGCCTGCCGCCGAACAAGCGGTCCTGCTTATCGGTGGCGATTACTTCCACAGCGACGACACGCGGGCCGAAACGCCAGCCAACCGCCACAAGCTGGACGTGGACGGGCGCTTCTTCAAGGTGCTGGATGTCGGTATCGGGATCATCGCGGAGACGGTCCACCAGCTTCTTCAAAAGCACGCCAGAGTGCTGGTGCGCGTACTTCGCGGCAACCATGACCCGCACTCCAGCATGACGCTCAACTTCGCGCTGGCCGAGCGCTACCGCAACGAGCCTCGGATCACAGTCGAGAAAGAGCCACGCGACCTGTTCATGATGCAATGGGGCAAGTGCGCGATCTTCGCCCACCACGGCGACAAAGGTAAGCCGCAGCAGATGGCGCTGTATCTCTCGGATGTCTGCACGTTCTGGTCCCAAACACGCCACCGCCATTACCTGACGGGCCACGTCCATCACGATCAGGCCAAAGACCTCGGGCCGCTGCGGTTCGAAAGCCTGCGCGCTTTCTGCCCGCCTGATGCCTACGCTGCCGGCATGGGCTATGGCGCAAGGCGTGCTTTGCAGTCGATCACGTTTCACAAGCAGGACGGGCTGGTGCTGCGTGCGCTAGATCCGATTGATCGAGATGAAAGATAAGCTGCCGATCGCATCCTGGCGCGTCACCCGCGATGGCCTGATGGTGACGATCAATCAGTATCACGGCGTGATACCATTCGGACAATTCGGCGGCTTGGTGCTGGCGTTGCTGAAGATGATGAAGGCTCGCGAGGGAAGCGGTGGTTGAAGGTGGACCGTAGCGCAGGCTGATCTTCGACCGATACAAAGCCGATGGCTTCGTGTGCTTCCCTCGCAATGTTTTCTAGCGGCTCATCCTAACGCCTGCAACCGCTTTTCGTTCTGAATTCGCCGCAAGGTGCGCTCGACTGCCGCCGGGCTGGCTGACAGTTTGACCTTTGGCTTTGTCTCGCCGTCAGCGATGTCGATCCACACCTTGCTCTTTGGGCTGACCCGCTGCGGCGAGAATGGGTGCATCGGCAGCACGATGCCGAAACGCTCACAGGCGGCTGCGATGCTAGAGCGGTGCATTCCGTAGTGTTCGGCTGTTAATGTCAGATGCCATCCGCGATCTTTTGCAGCTTGGATCATGTCGCGGGTGATTAGTCGTCTTTTCGGTGCCATTCGTATCTGTCCTTGATCTTGCTTATGGTGTCTAAGTTTTGCTGGAGCATGTAAAGTATAAGATCGAGTTGCTCCTGCGTGGCCCAAAGTCCACCCGGCACGCGGACAAAGCCAGCGGCGCGGATCGCCTGCGCTTGTGGAGATGTGTCGTGCCGGGTGCGTGTCATCCCTTCTCTCCCTCAGTTTTGTGGTTGGTGCGCCCCCAGCGCGAACCGGGGGCGCGGTCGTTGTTAGCCGTTGCCGTTGCCGTTGCCGCCACGGGCGTACTTGGCAGCCAGCAACTCAGCGCGGGCTTCGTTCAGGTCGTCGCGGATGCGGTGAGCATCAACAGCAAGGATCGTCGCCTTAACGTCGGCGATGTCCTTCTTGATGTCGCAGCAGCACTCGGCCAGTTGCATGGCCGCGTCCTTGAACCCAAGCTGCATGGCAAGGGTGTTGGCATGTGCCAAGTTGTGCATCGCCAGCAATTGGGCCGACGAGGCATTGTGCGTGGCAAGAACGCCAGCAGCGCCGATCTTTTCAGCAGTCAATTCTGCCGCAGCGCCGATCTTCTCGGTCGCAAGAACGCTGGCCGCCCCGGTCTTTTCGGTGGCAGTGATGGACGAAGCGATGGCCCCGAGAATGTCGCGGGTGCGCTCGCCTGCATCGATGTTCGCTGCGAACATCTGGTCTTTATCAGAAATGCCATGGTTGTAGGCATAGCCGTAGTTGCCATTGTTGTGATGGCCGTTTGTATAGCCAATGGCAGCGGGCATACCCGTCACGATATCAGACATTTTACTTCTCCAAGCGGCGTAATTGCCGCACCGAAAGTATAGCACAGTTTTTGTCTTTAGAGATGACATAGATCATTGTGGCTGGGCTGCTGGATGGGTCACGGGGCATCGTTGGCTGCCATATCGTCAATCGCTTTCCAGATCATCTCGGCCCTGTTTCTGCGCGTCTTGATCTTGCCTTCCTCTAACTGCACGGCGGCTTCGGTGAGCAGCCACATTGCCTGCGCCAGCTTGTCCGTTAGGGCTTCGATGCGGTCGGCGGCTTGCAGGCAATCGGCTCCGTGAGGCGTCATGTCATGTCCCCCGTTCACGTCATCCCGCAGCCGCTTCACCAGTTCTTCGTCACTCATCCCCGTGGCCTCCGCTGCTTGCTGTCTTTCCAATCCACTGTCCCGATCTGCACGATGCCGGGGAAGCCGTCGATGCGGCGGTGAACAGCGCCCCCAGCCTCGTAGCACCACACACTGCCATCCATATCCCTCGCCACCCACTCAACCCAATCGGGCAGTCGATCCCATGCGATCACGTCTTGGGTCTTCTCTGGCAGGGGGACGGTGCGGTAGGTCACGTTGGAGTGAAAAGAGGGTTTAGTTTCTTCCCAGAAACCACACCAGTATTCGATCTTCCCACCAGCCTTCTCATGCTCATGCAGCGCAGCCTTTTCCTCGTCGGTCAGCAGGCCATACGGCACTCGGTTGTTGGTCATGTCGATCATCAGTAGTCCTCCACTTCGCTGCCGTGGTTCTGGTGAAACCCATGATGCTTTTCTGCTTCTTTTCGAGCAGAGATTGCGCCCTGAATGTCGGCGAAAAGACCCAAGTGTTTATTTTTGCCACCGAGTTTTATTTGCGCGCACCATTTCCTTTCTGCCTTGCGATACACAACGCCAGTGAATCCAGAAGTGTTGTTTCGCGCCCTCCTGATGTTTCTATTGTTTTCGGCAGGAGTGACTTTTCGAAGGTTAGACAACCTATTGTCAGACCTATCGCCATTGATGTGGTCTAGCTGATGTTCTGGCCACTCCCCATGCTCTACAAGCCAAGCCAGACGGTGGACGGAGTAGTCGATCCCATCAACGGAAGTGTGGTAATAACCTCCGCTGTTTAGGGTTCCAACCTGACGCCCAGCATATCTAGTGTTCCAAGTCGCAGAGCGATCATCGCGCCTTCTCCAAGTGACTGCGCCTGTCTCAGCGTCATATGAAAAACACTTGCGCGCATATTCCGCTGCCATAATCTCTTTGCTCATCTCGTCATCTCCTGTTTCTTTCCCAAGCCGCCCGCGACAGCCGATTGGCCAGCGCGTCCATGTCCTCGGTGCTGATCTGTCTGTTGGTCATGATGGCCCAGTAGACGAGGTCCATGAACCGCTTGGGCGGCAGCACGGATGCTGCGTTGCTGATCCCCAGTGCCGCCTCTGCCTGCACGTCACGCTTAGGCATGACCGCCTCTCTCTTGCGCCAGAACATCATGACGCCACCTGCAACAGATCGAACATCTCCAGCGCATACAGATCGGTGTGCGGCAGCTTCATGCGGCGCAGTTCGGCCTCTACGTCGTTCACGTCGGCATCGATGAACTTGGCCAGTTCGTAAGATGTGGCGGGGCCGTTGGCCAGTTCCTCGCGGATGCGGTCGGCCAGCGTTGGTTGATGCGGAGCAGTCAGGCTGTCGTGCAGCGCAATCGCCAGCCACGGTGTCTTGTCGGGCTGCTGCGTGTTCGGCACCACGCTTGCCATTGCCTTCATGCCGGGGCGCAGGCCTCTTTCCAAGGCCAGCTTGGACGGGATGAACACGTTCTGCGTCATGTCGCTGACCAGAACGGCGAAGGTCGTGCCAGTGGGCAGGCAGTTGGTGATAACGATCTCAATTGGTGTCATTTTGGGCTTCTTCCATTTGCTTGAGTTGATCTTCGGCGTCCTGTTTGTAAAAGTGGAGAACGGTAATTTCCTCCCCCACCCATCCTGGCCGGACACCCGTGCCGTATCTCCTTTCCAGATCCTCGATCTGCTCTTGCTTGCGTGCGATGTAGGCGCGACATTCTTCAATGGTCATCACATGATCCCCAATCTGTCCAAGGCGAAGTACGATTTCTTGTAGGCTTTAATAAGACGGTCCACTTGTTCAAGTTTAGCATCAATGTGCGGGCTGGCCACGTCTCCGGGAATATTTGTCAGCGTCTCGCGGTAATCCCACAGCGCGGTCAGCACGATGTGGGTGTCGTTGGCTCCAAGTTTGACAGCCATCTCACCACCCCATCCCGAAGCCGAAGAGGAAGCCCGCGTAGAGCAGGCCGAAGATGCACAGGATGCCGATCAGGTCGGCGGCGATGTCTCGGATTTTCATTTTGGTTTCTCCTTGTTTGCTAGTTTGCATCGACATCCTACACGATGCGAGAGCCTGTGCAAGCAAATATTTGCGCTTGACGCATACTTTTTTACACCATAAGCCTACAGCATCGAAACAAGGGAGAACGCCAATGATGGCTCAAAGTCAAATCAGGCAATGGTGCGCTAAGGACGGGCGCAAACTCGGCTGGATCGCCGACAAAGTGCCAGTTGCCAAATCTAGCCTGTCCAGGTGGATGACGGGCCGCGTCGTGCCTTCGGCTGTATACCGCCACCGTCTGGCCGACATCACCGGGATTGAAGACCTGCGCTTCGAGGAAGAATGGATCACCGAAGGAGCGATGGCATGAAGCGCGGCGAGATTTTGGACACCGCTAAGCACTATGTGATGGTTGATCGCGCCAATACGCACGGAGACGCCGAGGCCAACTTCGGTCTAATCGCGGCTTACTGGTCGGCCCACCTGAACAAAAACATCAAGCCGCACGACGTGGCCGTGATGATGACCCTGCTGAAGTTGGCGCGCATGAAATCAAACCCTTCACACATAGACAGCCCGGTAGACGCGGCTGCTTATGCGGCGCTTGCTGGCGAGATCGGATCGGGTGAGTGATGGCTCGATACATCGGCATTGATTTGGGAAAGCAAGGCGCCATCGCGGTCATGGACGCTGACGACATGAGCGTGCGCGTCTACGACATGCCCGGCACCATCGAGGAAAAGCGGGCGATCCTGTCAGAGATCGGCAGCGTGCGGTGCGCTTGGATCGAAAAGCCGTTTTTCCCAAGGATGATCGGCATCAAGAATGCCGTCACCATCGCGCAGGCTTACGGCGAGATGAAGGCCTGCCTGTTCTTCGCTGGCGTGCCGACGAATGAAGTACCTCCGGCGACGTGGAAGAAGCACTTCGGCCTGTCCACCGACAAGGACGCATCCAGAGCATACGCATCAAGCGTCTTCCCGGATCAGTCCAATCTGTGGGCGCGGAAGAAAGACGACGGCAGGGCCGAGGCGGCTCTGATCGCATATTACGGATGGAGGAAGAAATGAGAATTAATCTGACCAACCAATCTTACCACGCCCACCCCGCGATCTCGTCTTCGGACGTGAAAGCTGTTTGCAAAACCTCGCTGGCCCACTGGAAGGGCAAGGTTCGCAAGCCCAGCAGCGCCTTCGCTATGGGGTCAGCCGTCCACGCGTTTGTCTTAGAGCCGGAAGACGACCTGGTGCGCCGTGGCCCGGAAGATCGTCGCGGCGACAAGTGGAAGAAAGCGCAGATTGAGGCCGATCTGGATGGCGTGATCCTGCTGCCAGAGGCCGAGTTCGATCTGGCTGTCCGCATCGCTAATGCTGCGAAGGCTCACCCGGTTCTCGCCGCTTATCTGGCCGATCCCACATTCGTGGCCGAGGCTAGCTTCTTCGGCATCGATCCAGAAACAGGCGTGGATATCAAATGCAGACCAGACGGCTATCTGCCCGAAGCTGGCCTCGTCTTCGACCTGAAGACCACCACCGACGCCAGCCCAGACGGCTTCCCGCGTGAGCTTCGCAAATACGCATACGACGTGCAGGCCGCCTTCTACCTGCGCGCCCTGCGTGCCGCTGGCTACAAGGCCGAGACCTTCATCTTCGTTGCTGTCGAGAAAGAGCCGCCGTACGCTGTCGGTTTGCACGCTCTCACTGGACGCTATCTGGACCACGCCGACATGATCGTGACCCAGACCCTGCAAAAGATCAGCAACGCCATCGCCGTTTCCGACTTCACAACGGGATGGCCGCTGATTAACACTATCGACCTGCCGCGTTGGCAGGTTGAGACCGCCGACGACGATATCTTTACAGAGACCGTCGATTTCTAAACCAAAGCCAGAGAGGAGCAAACCAATGGCTGATAATACCGACTTCCTGAAAGTGTTGGCGAAAAACGTCACGCTGCAATACCCAAAACTCAATGGCACCTACCGCTTCAATACCCAGAAGCAGGCCAGCGAACCCTGCGCGCCGACCGCATCCAACGCGGCTTGGAGCGTGGCCTTCGATATGCCGAGAGATCAGGCAAAGCCGCTGTTCGACGAACTGCGCGCCCACTATGACGCCTGCCGCGCACGCAACAGCAAGATGCCTCAGTTCTCCAAGGTCTTTGGGATGAAGAAGCTGAAGGATGAGGCGGGCAACGAGACTGGCATCATCCAGTTCAGCGCCAAGCGCAACGGCATGAAGAAAGACGGCACGCCGAACAAGGCGCCAACCGTCATCGACGGGCAGAAGCAACCGATGGCCGATCTTAACTTCTGGGGCGGCTCTAAAGGCACCGTGCGCGCATGGGCAGTCGCTGTAGTTGATCCAGATGGCCTCGGTGGCATCTCGCTTTTGCTAGACGCTGTGCAGGTCACAGAAGCCCGCTACGGCGACGGCGGCATGGATGACTTCGATACCGTCGAGAGCAAGGCCGATCCGTTTGAGCAGGCCCGCAAACCGCTGGATGAACAGAAGCGCGAGAGCATCAAGGAAGAATTAGGGGACGAGATCCCTTGGTGATATAAAAAGAACCCCGGCGTGAGACCAACGCGCCGGGGTTTAGTTAAGGCAGGCGGAACCGAGGGAGGAGCAGGTTCCGTGTGCAGGTGGAGAAACCATGCAGGAGAAACTATAATGCACGCAATATCTGGTGGCAAGCGCGTCGGTGGCCACAATGTCTGACATCCGCTTCCTGACCGCCCCCGGCTCTTTCTACACACTGATCGACAAGCCCGGCCAAAGCTATCCCGGCATCTCTTGGGCCGAGATCGCCCGCATGGCAGCCTCGCCGCACACGATGGACGCTCCCACGACGCACAGCGTGAGCATGGCGCGTACCGTATGCTGGCCATCGACATCGACCGGGGCAACCCCAGCCTAGACGACGTGCTGGCCGCCGTGGAGGCTGTTTGCGGCCCTGTCAGCCTGCTGGCCTACTCCTCATCCGGCGCAAGCCCAGAGAACCGCAAATGGCGCGTCCTGCTGCCGCTGGCTGGCGTTCTGACCGGGGCGGAGTATGAGGCCGCCCAGACAGCCCTGTTTGATCTCCTGCACGCCCACGGCGTCCACCCTGACGGCGCGCTGGCACGCTGCGGACAGCCGATCTACCTGCCCAACGTGCCGCTGGCCAAACGCAACCCTGACCTCACCCCGATCTTCTACCAGCACCGCATCATCCGCGCTGGCACGCTGCGTCTGGATGCTGCGAGCGCGATCCGGCAGGAGATCGACCGCCGGGCAGAGCAGCATCGTCTGGCCGCCGAGCAGGCCGAGCGTGCGCGGGCAGATCGTGAGCGCCAGCGTGCAGAGCGTCGGCAGAAGTTTCCAGATCAGGTCAGCCCGGTCGATGCCTTCAACGCTGACCACACCATCGAAGACCTGTTGATGCGCTATCAATATGAGCGGCGCGGATCATCCCAGCATTACCGTTCTCGGTATCAAACGTCTCACAGCTACGCCACGGAGAACTTCTTATCGCATTGGGTAAGCCTCTCTGGATCGGATGCAGCCGCTGGCGTCGGCAAGCCGAAGTCACTCGGCGAGAACGCATACTGCTGGGGCGATGCCTTCGACCTTTACTGCCACTACGAGCATGACGGTGATTTCGACAAAGCCGTGCGCGCCTATGGCTTGGAGATCAGCCCGGCCAAAGCCGAGATCGAACTGCCCGAGAACGGCATGGATGATTTCGATTATGTAGAGCCGCCGCAGAGCGCGCAGGAGGCACCTGCCAGCGACGACTTCGACGACATAGACCTCGGCTCGTTTGACACCCCAGATGCCCCCGAGGCGGCCCCAGATTGGCCCACAGTCTACGACATGTTTGATGGGGCCAGCATTGAGCCGCGCAGGTGGATCTATGCC